GGCTTGGTGATCCCTTGCCGGAGCCGGTTCCCGGCGCGTTCCAGGGCCCGGAACACCAGCGCGTCGCAGGCGGCGAGCAGCGCCGACTCGGCGGGGGTGCGGGGGTTGACCGGGTGTTCCTCCAGCGACGGTGGGGGCTGGGCTTCGCGGACCTGGTTCGCCGGTGGCCCGGAGGGTGGCAGGGCCACTCCGAGTTGGTTGAGCGCGGCGGCAACCTGGTCGGGGGTGTTGGAGCCGGACGCCACCTTCACCAGCAGCCAGATCCGGAACTCCTCGGGGGCGGGCAGGTCGGTGGGGTCGAAGCCGTTCTCCCTCAGCAGGGCGTCGACACTGAGCAGGCCCCGGTCGTACAACTCGAAGGCTTCCTTGGACCGGTCGGGTCGGAGCCGGAGCGCGGAGGTGTCGTAGACGACGACGGCGTCGGAGCCTTCGCCGAGGGTGGGCCGCAGGTAGCCGAGGGTGAGCGCGGAGACGATCGTGTCCAGCATCGGTTCGATGTGGAGTTTGATGGTCGACTCCTCGACCTGCCAGGCGCCCCAGTGGGAGACCCCGTTGCTGGTGCCGCCGCCGGTGCCGCCGTTGGACGACATCCCGAGCACCTGTTCGGGGGGCAGGTCCATGCCGAGCGCGAACCGGCGGATCGCTTCGGTCCGCAGGTTGACCGCCGCGTCGTCGAGGTCGGACCAGAAGTGCATCAACTGGGCCTTGTCGATCTCGTCGCCGGGGGCGGTGACCACGATCGGGACCATCGCGGACGGGTCGCCGGGGTCGGACAGCGGGGTCATCATCGCGTCGGCGAGGGTCTGCATGAACACGGTGGCGTCGTTGCCGGTGGCGACCTCGGCTCCGTCGACCGGCGGTGGCGGCGGGAAGGTCATGCCTTGCGGGAGGAACAAGATCCCGGCCCCGGCCAGACGGCTGCTGACCTGGGCGAAGATGTGCCGGGTCAGCCATTCGATCTCGCTCAGGATCGGCAGCAGGGACCGGAACGGGGAGTCGGCTTCGATCCTCTTGTCGGGCTTCGGGAGCCAGATCCGGATGACCACGTCGTCTTCGGTGAGTTGTACGTCGGGGGTGCCGTCGTCGTAGTGGATGGTCCAGGTGTTCCCGGAGACCTTCATCTCGGTGACGGCGACGATCTCCCACATGTCGGCGTCGTTGACGGTGCGGCCGACCAGGTAGCACTCACCGGCGATGGTGAGGTGGACCCCGGTCTCCTCCAGCATTTCGGTCTGCCCGGCCTTGCCGTTGAACAGTTCGTTGAGGGCGGCTTCGGCGTCGCCGTGGTCGGGGACCGTCTCCCCACCGACCCTGTTGGCAGCGGACAGGACGGCGCGGGAGACGGCGTTCCCGAAGAACCTGGCCGAGAACCGGGCTTCCCCGCAGATCGAGTAGTGCCGGTAGCACTCGGCCTGCCAGTTCTGTTGGGGCCGGTAGATCCGGGCGGCGGAGCCGGGATACCGAACTGCCGAAGCGACGAGGCTGGTGGTGGGGATGACCACGGGAGCACGCCTCGGCATACCGGTCAATGTAGCGGTGACTCACCCCTTTGGGGACTAGTCAGGTCCGGTGGGAGTCGGCTAGTCGGTCTCGGGCTGGTCGTAGGCGACCACGATCGCCGCCAGGTACGACGCGGCCCACCAGCCGTTGATGATCCACCACCACATGTTCAGGTCGCTCAACCAGACCCACACGCCCATACCTAGAGTTAGGTAGGGGGCCAGGCAGAACCCGCAGGTCAAGACCTTGCCCCAGGTGTCGCCGAGGACCGCGAGCAGCCGGGTTCGGAGCCATTCGACGGGTGGGAACTCGTCCCAGATCAGCAGCCGGGCGGTGCGGGCCACGGAGATCACGCCGACGATGCTGGCGGCGATCCAGACGAAGGTGGAGTGGTGCACGCGGTCCTCGATTCAGTTCGACTGAACCAGCCGGAGGTTGGGCACCCGGCGACCCAGGTCGCGGGGGTTGGCGACGGCGGCGGGGCTGATGTGCCGGAGCAGTTCGGTGGCGGCGTGGACGAGGGCGTCGAGCCGGTTCGGGGAGTCGCCTTCGCCGGGCACCCAGGTGGTGAGTTCGGTTTCCAGGTCGGTGAGGTCGCCGACGTGGTGGACCTTGTGCTTCTCGTAGTAGGCGACCAGGGGTTCGGCGCGGATCGCCTTGCCCCGTCGGGAGTCCACGAGCCGGACCCGGGTGGTGGCGTGGCCGGTGGTTTCCAGGGTGTGCCGGACCATGTCGCCGCCGTAGTTCTTCTCGGCCACGATCACGTCGCCGGAGAGCCGGTCGACCAGGTCGTGGGCGAGTGAGGCCCAGCCGCCGGGAGAGTAGCGGCCGGTGCGGTCGGCGAGCACGTACAGGTGTCCGGCCTGGTCGGCGCCGACGGCGATGATCCCGGTTTCGTCGGAGCGCCGGTTGGCGGACCCGGCGGGGTCGATGCCGACCACGATCCGGGTGAGGTCACCGGCGTCAGCGACCCGGTCGAACATGTCCCAGGACCAGAGTGCGCCTTCGACGTCTTCGAGGATTTCGCCGTGGAGTTCCTGGCGTCCGGTGCGGGTGCCTTCGTAGCGGTCGAGGATCTGGTTGCGGAAGGGTTCGGCGAGGTTGTGCAGGTTGGCGTAGGTGGAGACCACTCGGACCACGGTCATCGGGTCGGCGTTGATCTTCTTCATCCACGGCACCGGTTTCGGGGTGGTGGTGGCCACGATCTTGGGGTGTTCGACCCGCCTGTCGCGCAGCCCGAGGTGCATGTTGGACCACACTTCGTCGATCAGCGGGTAGTGGGCGGGTTCGTCGGCCCAGACGAAGCCGAGTTCGGGTCCTCGGAGCCGGTCGGGTTCTTCGGCGGAGAAGCCTTGGCCGATGCAGCCGTTGGGCCAGGTCAGTTTCTTCTTGCTGGGTTCCCACAGGGGTCGTTTGCCGGGGGGTGCGGTGGCGAGGATGCCGGAGACGCCTTCGACGATGGTGTCGCGGAGGTCGGGGCCGGTGGCGGCGATCAGGCCGACTCGGGGGGTGTGGTCGGTGACCCGGTGGGTGATCTCGGAGCCGCCCCGGGTTTTCCCGGAGCCTCGGCCGCCTCGGAACAGCAGCACCAGCCACGGGTCAGCCCACGGTGGGGGTCGCTGGTCGGCGCGGCCGTGTTCCCAGGCCCAGGTGTCGTGGGGTCGCCCGTCGCAGTCGGTGCGGGCGCAGTAGAACGGCTGCCAGGTGTGGCCTTCGGTTTCGCGGAGCAGGTCTAGCGCACGGCGTTGGGCGTCCGGGGTCCAGGTGCGCCATTCAGCGAGCAGGTCACCCGGTGGCGGGTCAGGCATGGGTGGCACCACCAGCCGCCGTGGAGTCGGGTGGCGAGGGGGCCGACGGCCAGCCAGGTGCCGCAGCCGCCTGCGCACCACTGGGACCAACGGACGTGAGCCATGCCCTGATCGTACCCACTCGCCGCATCTGCATCATGTGACTTCCTCGTTGGTGTTGCCGGGGCCGATCCGGAACACACCGCCGGAGGAGTTGATGCTGACCGCGATCCCGGTCCGGTCCATCGTGTGTTCGTCGGGGTTGTACAGGTGGGCGGAGGGCCCGCGCCGGGGTGGCAGGTTCGCCAGCAGCCGTTCCAGCGGCATCCCCAGGTCCTTCGACAGCCGTTCGCACACGGCGGTCTGGTAGTAGGCGGTGTTGGACGGGATGCCGGTGGCGAGGCAGGCCAGGTAGACCAGCCGGGGCATTTCGGCGGACGTTGCGAACTGGGCTTTCGCGGTGAACTCAGTCAGTCGGTACGGGCTCATCTGTGCTCTCGATCCGGCTGCTTTCGATCTGTCCGGCGATGATGTCGTACTCGACGACCGGCAGCGGGGTGACCAGGCGGGCCACGAACGCTTCGATCTCGGCGGCGTCGGGGTTGTGCACGGTGACCTCGGTGGGGGCGTCGAGGCCGAACAGTTTGCGGTGGTCGCCGAGCAGGTCGCGGGCTTTGCCGACGGCGGCGAGGTGTTCGGGGTGTTCGGGGTTGATCGCCTTGGGCCACACCGACCGGAGCAGCCGGTCGAGGCGGACTGCGGCCATCCGGCGCATCTTGGCGCGGTCTTCGTCGTTGGCGAGTTGGCGTTCCAGGGCTCGTTCGACGGCGACCTTCGCGGTCCGGCCGGTGGGGTAGCCGAGGGAGGCGGCGATGTCGTCCCAGCCCATGCCTCCTGCGGCGAGGGCGAGGGCGGCGTTGCCCTTCCGGTTGCGGGCTCTCCCGGCGGTACCGTTCGGGTCGTCCTTGGTGCGGTGGGGGGCTCGGATTCCGGTGGGGTCGGAGGAGTCCTGGGCGATCACGGGACCAGGATAGGACTACGCAACGATGCCGGGGTGTGGATGATGTTGGTTCTCGGGTTGACGGCGGCGGTGCCGGTGGCGTGTGCGTTCGGGTTCCTGGTGGGGATGTGGGTGGCTCAACGGCACCTGTGAGTCAGTTGGGGTCCCACCAGTTGAGGATCACCCAGGCGACCAGGAACAGGGCGACCGCGATGACCAGCCACCAGCCGTGGACGTTCACCAGGGTTGGAGGAGTCGGCGGACGGCGGCTTCGGCTTGTTGGGGGACGCAGGCGTTGCCGAGGGCCCGGATCGCGGTGGACCGGTTGATTCCGGGGACGTGGCAGACGTAGCCGAGGGGGTAGCCCATCATCCATTCGACGAACGCGGGGTTGAGGTGGTGGTTGCGTTGCAGGGGTGGGGCGGCGCGGCCGAGGACTCGTTCCCAGCGGGCGATCGCGGCCCGGTAGGGGTTGTGGCCTCGGCGGGCTTCGATGGACAGGGACCGGCCGTGGCCGTTGTTGCCGAACTGGTCGGCCATCTTCGCGGTCCAGGTGTCCCAGGCTTCGGGGGTGTAGTTGGAGCCCATGTCGTTGACGGCGGGGGCGGGGAGGAGGAGGGCGACGGTGCGCAGGTCGGGTCCGCCGGTGCCGTGGGGGCCGGGGCCGTAGCGGTCAGTGCCTCTGGGGGTGGGCAGCAACGAAGATCCGGTAGCGGGCGTGGGGGGCGCCGACGTCGGATGCGCGTAGGCCAAGCCATCGCGTGTCGTACCCGAGGTCGGCCAGGTCCCCGAGTACACGTCCGAGTGCCCGCAGGGATGTGGCGGGGTCAGGTGTTCCCAGGCATCGCGGGCAGGGTTCCAGCGCAGTCGCGGCTGGGGTGAGGGTGACTCCACGGACGTTCTCCCAGATCACGGTGGTGGGGCGGAGGGTGGCGATCGCTTCGCGCATCGCGGCCCACAGGTTGGACCGGGTGCCGGGTCGCATCCCGGCGCGGTTCCCGGCGTGGGACACGTCTTGGCAGGGGGTTCCGCCGACCAGGATGTCGACCTTCGGCACGGAGGTCCAGTCGATCAGGGTGACGTCGCCGAGGTTGTCGATGTCGGGGTGGTGGTGGCTGCCGATGCGGGCGATCCGGGGATCGTTCTCGGAGTACCAGGCGAGCCGGGCGCCGGTGGCGGCGATGACGCCGAGGTCGAGGGCGCCGGTGCCTGCGAAGAGGCTGCCGAGCAGGGGTGTGGTCATCCGTCCCAGCCTGCGGCGCGGAGCAACTGCTCGAACCGTTGCCGGTCGCCTCCGGCTCCGGTGGTGAGTTCGAGGTAGGCGTTGCGGACGTGGTGGGGGACCTGGACGCAGATGGTGGGCCAGGGGTCGTTGAAGTCGTCTTCGTCGAGGGGGGTGTCGGTGAGGCGGCGGAGGACGTCGAGGTCGTCGTCGGTGTAGCCGGTGCCCGCGAGGTTGTCGAGGGTGAGTAACAGCGCGGTTTCCAGGGCGGGGTCGCGGACGGCGAGGGCGGCGGTCTTGTTGTCGGCGAGGACGATCTTGGTGGCGGTGGTGTTGTCGATGTCGAGCCAGAG